AAATGGAATAACTGCTACATCGAACAATGCATATGTTGTTCCTAGAGATTCTAATGGTCAAATAATCATACAATCATCATCATTGCTTATAATTGAAGGAATTGATATAAATTATTTATCTAAATCAGTAGTACCTTTAATTGATACGCAGTTTAGATATTTTTCATTCCCAGCACGCACATCAATTGTTAATGATTCTCTTATAAATTTAAATTTAGATTTGAATTTTGATAGTGGTTCATTAAATTCATTATCACAACCCCAAGTAGATCCATCAGGAAATGATTATTATCCAGTAGGAACGCCGGGTACGTATGATGGAGAAATACGAAACACGCAAATCATGTTTGAATCAGGAGAACAAGTATCAGTTAATGTACAATGGAGTGAAGCAAATCAAAACTGGGTGCAAGTATAATGTTAAATCAATATAAAAATATCAATCAAATCAATGCTTCTAGAAATTCAGTTTCCGGACAAAGATTCAGTGAAACATTAACTGATTTATTTGCATATGCTCAGGAAAAATATCCAGTTGTAACTGCAGTTGCAGAAAACCCTGATGATGTAAAAGTAGAATTACATGTTTATTCTAATGATCAGTGGATAACAGGAAATCATTCGGTACAACCCGTTTCAAAAATACCAGAAATACGAGATGTTGTAACTAACGAAATAGTAGATATAACAAACCCTATAGGCATTGATTTAACTACTGAATTCGATAATTTAAATGTAACAGCTGGTTCATTTAAAGTTGCAATAAATTTCTTTAAGAATTTGATCGGTAGTTACGATTACCAACATTTAAGAATAGATGAAATTTCCACAGACCGTACTGAATTACGTTTACGTGCTATTGATTCTGATAATGCGGATTATTTACAACAAATTGTAAATTACACACAGACTGTAGATCAAACTAAATTGTTTGATGAACGAAATGAAATAGTTGGATCTGCTAGAAATCAACAAAATATTGTAAATACTATTGAAACCCCATCATTATTCAAAACATATTTATTGAATTTTAGTAGAAATCAAAATTTTGTATTTGTTAATAGTGTTGTTTCTGGTGAGTATTTATATATAAAACTTTTAGATCCATTACCTGAACAGTTTGAATTGAATTTCAAGTGTTGGATCGTTGAAGAAATTAAACACCCATATATCGATAATGTAGTACGTTCCATTGTCAGTTCTGCAGTACAATCAAATAAATTAGCAGGACCGAATTGGGATGCTTCAAGTCAAACAATAACATCAACTGACACCGGATTAAAAACATGGACCGATTTATTAGGTTCATCAACCCAAACATCTCAACAAATTGTAGATGCATATTTCTCAGGTTCATTATCAGGTGTTAAATTGAATATTGATTATTCAGATTTCAATAATTTTATATTTTATAGTTCAGCAACAGAACGTTTAGAAAATTTCAAATACAAATTAGAATTACTAGAATTTTATACATCTCAAAGTTCTACAGTAGGTTCATTATCCGGAAGCGTTGCTACTAATAATGCACAAGAATTTTTATCATTGAAAAACAACCTAATTGGCGGGTTTGATTCATTTGAACAATTTTTATATTATCAATCATCGTCAATTTTAACGACACACGATATTCCGGTAATTGATGCTACAGTACCAGAATTAACTGGTAGTTACATTAAGCCAGTACCGAAGTCAAACTCTACGGTACCATACGTATTGTATCCAATTAGCAGTAGTCAATTTAAAAATTGGTATGATGGTTTATATGAAAGTGCATCATTTTATGATACATACAATGCAAATTCTTTAATAAACGTAGTACCTGATCATATTAAATTTTCTAGTAATACCGAGCAGTTAACATCATTTGTTAACATGTTAGGTCATCATTATGATATTTTATATACCTATATCAATCATATGACTCGTATTAATAAACGAGAAGAAAATCCTAAATTAGGAATGCCGAATGAATTATTATATTCAGTTGCAAAACAATTCGGTTGGAATTTAACGGATGGACGTCAAGGCGAGGATTTATGGAAATATGTATTAGGAACAAATGAAGCAGGTATTCCATTAACTGGGTCGAATACTGTCGGCGATCCTTCAGTACCAGGCCGAGATATTACTTATTCAATTTGGCGTAGGATTGTTAACAATTTGCCATTCTTGTTAAAAACAAAAGGCACTAAACGAAGCATCAATGCATTGCTTTCATGTTATGGCATTCCGCAATCAATGATTAGTATTCAAGAGTTTGGAGGTCCTAGACTAGAACGTGCTCCTGTTTATGAAAAATTGAATTTTGATTATGCATTAGATCTAAGTGGCAGTGCAGCTGGTACTGTAGTTGTAAATTATACACAACCAATCAATGCAGTTGAATTGCGTTTCAAAACAGCAGATGTTTTAAAATATCCAACGATGCCATCTACAATGAATTTATATAATATCGGTTCTAATTCAGTTACTATTGATTTTAGTAGCGGAACAAAAGGTGTTATACAAATTAATGGTACTGGCTCAGCTGAGTTTGAATTGTTTAACGGAGAGTGGGTTAATACATTGCTCCGAAAAAATGGAACAAATTTAGATCTTGTTGCAAAAAAATCTAAATATGGAAAAATTGTTGCAACAGTATCTGCATCAGCAACAGCTTCATTTGCAAGCACTGGCACATTAACTTTAGGTAGTACTAGTACCGGAGCAAGCAGATTGTTAGGACAATTGCAAGAACTTCGTTTATGGACATCTAGTTTACAAGATGAACCATTTACAAATCATACCAAAGCGCCAGCTGCATATGATGCTAATGTAGATGCATACAATGAATTGGTATTTAGATTGCCATTAACACAAAAAATTGATCATGCAGCAACTAGCAGTTTAACTGGAGCTCAACCTAAGACTTCAGCTATATCTGCATCATTTACATCATGGACTTTAAATACGCCATATGATTCAGTAGAAGAAACATATTACTATGATGCAATATCTTTAGGCGCAGGTACATATGATGATAACAAAATACGTTTAGAATCAAATGAATTAGTTGGAACGCTGGATGTAAAAACTAGAGCCGAACGCAGTCAATTTGATAAAGCGCCATTAGATAGTAACAAGTTAGGAGTTTATTTTTCTCCGCAAACTATGATTGATGAAGATATCATTGCACAACTTGGATTTACAGCATTGGATCAATACATTGGAGATCCAGGAGATGTTGATTCTAGATCATATCCGCAACTAATTCAAGCAGCAGAATCATATTGGAAAAAATATACAGATAAAAATGATATCAATGCTTACATAAGCATATTTGCTTTATTTGATTTATCATTTTTCCGACAACTAGATCAATTACTGCCTGCTAGAATTGATAAGATTACGGGTTTATTAATAAAGCCTAATATTTTAGAACGAAGTAAAGATACAGTTTTACCAAAAGTTCAAACATATAATCATTCATATACCGGTGTTATTACTGAGACTCAGCCTACGTTAACCGGTGAAGATGATAACCAATTACAAGCCTATTTAACTGCGTCTAATGAACAGAAATATGGCGGTATGCAATATTCTTATGAATATCTTACAAGGTCAGGTAGCACGTACATTACCTCATCTTCTCCATATTGGTACAGTGCTGGTTTGCAACCTATATACATAGATGCAATTTCATCAGTTGATAGATATGCATCAGGTTCGGTAACATATAGTACGGGATCAGGCGGCACTGGCATTGTTGCGTCTTATGGATCTGCTGTTTATGGTACTAGTACATATTATCTAGATCCACAAGGTCCGGGATGGGAAGGTACGTTGGCACAGGTTCAAGATTATTTACCTACTGGTATTCGTAATCATAGATTTGCAGGGTGTAAATTAACTTCTCCAGGCTTTAATGTAAATTCTACGGAAACTATAGATGGCGGCCCGGTTGTTGAATGGAGAACATCTAATCCAAATCAATTGATATATCAAACACCTGGCCAACAAGGAAGTTTTCTTTTAGTATAATTTTATAAACATGATATTTATTAAATAAATAAAGGTATATTCATGGCATATTTAGATAACTCAAGTGTAACAGTTGATGCGATTTTGACATTAAAAGGTCGCGAACTATTAGCACAGGGTGGCAATGCATTTA